TTGAAAGATTTGTTTCATTATCCAAGTGACCCAAATTTTGATTCTTTGGGTTCGATGGAAATAACTGGTGCGTTCATAGACGAAGCCACAGAAATAACACCAATGGCATACAACGTTATTCAATCACGGATGCGTTACAACCTTGACAACAACAATTTAATTCCTAAACTTTTAATGACTTGCAACCCATCCAAAGGGTGGATTTATTCGGAGTTTTACAAACCATTTAAGAACAATGAACTTTCTGAAAACAAAAAATTTGTTCAGTCATTAGTGACAGACAACCCAAACATTTCTAAACACTACATTGAACAACTAAAAAAGTTGGATATACTAAACCAAAAGCGTTTGTTGTTTGGGGATTGGGAATATTCCGATGATGATTCGCAGTTATTCGGAATTGATGCGTTAAACGATATGTTTACGAACGAATTTGTTTCGGGTGTTGGGTCACGTTATATTTCGGTTGATGTTGCTAGATATGGGCGCGATTTATCTGTAATTTGTTTGTGGCACAATTGGCGCATTGAGCAAATTAAAACACTAGATAAAAATTCAATATCTGAACTGGCTGAAATCGTCGACAAGATGGCAAAGGAAAACAATGTTCAGCGTTCAAATATCGTTGCGGATTCGGATGGTGTTGGTGGTGGGTTCGTGGACATTCTAAGGGGGTCGAAATCATTTGTGAATAATTCAAAGGCGGTAAACAATGAAAACTTTAGAAATCTAAAAACACAATGTTATTATAAGTTTGCGGAGAAAGTAATGAACGGTCAAATCTTTATAAACACAAAAGATAAATCATTGCAGCAAAAAATCATTATGGAGTTTGAAATGGTCAAACAACACGACATTGACAAAGACAACAAATTAAGCATAACGCCAAAGGATAAAATTAAATCTTTGTTAGGGCGTTCACCCGATTTGTCCGATGCTATAATTATGCGTTACTACTTCGAACTAAATAAAACAAAGGTGTTGTATTTCGGTTAACTTTATATTGCGACAAAAGCATAAAACAATTTTTTAGTTTTGCAAAAAATGGAAACGACTGCGGTAAACCAAGAACATAAAAAAATAATGGATTCTTTTACTAGTGAAATAGAAAGGTTCATTTATAGAATAACAGATGATTCTAATTATAAATCGTTCAAACATTTTTTACCAGTAATAGAGAACGTTCAGCAACTGCATAACAATGTAGGCGAAGAACTAATTAATTTAAAAATAAACGAAACAGAATGGGTTTATATGTTGCCCAACTATTTGTTATTTGCAGCGGTTGGATTTGCCGCAGCAATTAAAGAGAAAGACAACGAAGAATTAATTAACTACGAAACCGAAGAATTGTTTTATTTGATTTCGCAAACAATTACAAGTTTAGAGAATTTAATGAAGATAGAAGAACTTAAAAACAAACAAGAATGTTAAATTTAAAAGTGGGTGAAATATCTTGCCAAATCCCAAACCAATGGGATGAAATGATTTTAAAAGATTATTCAAAAATTTATGGAATCATAAAGCAAAATCAATTCGTTGAACCATCCGAAGATGATATGCCAAATTCAGAAAGCGAAGTGAAGGCGTTAGATGCAGAAAGGAATTTGCACAATGTGAAATTAAATCGAAGTATATTCTGTGAATTGACTGGAATAGACAAAGAAACAATTAACCGTGTTGATGCAAATGAAATGGCAAACACATTGGTTTTAATGACTAACTTTTTAAATGGTGAGATTGAGAAAAAAGAGATTGATGAAAAAGTGAAATACTCTTTTGATTTTAAAAATAAGAAATACTTTTTCCCCGTTGCCGAAATGAGAAAATCAACATTTGGGGATTACATCGAAGCGGCTCAGTTGGATATGTTAGCGGAGAAAAACGAAGCGGGAAAATTTGGTGTGATTGCTGAACAAATGGCAATTCTTTGCCGTGAAGAAGGCGAACAATATGACGAAGAAAAAGTTATGGTGAAAACAAAGTTGTTTCAAAATTTATCGATGGATGTTGTTTGGGATTTCATTTTTTTTTTGAACACGCAAATCAAAATTTGCAGTCAACATACCCAAATGTTTTTAAAAACGGAAACAGAAATGACAACAGACACGCAACAAGCAATTGGATAATTATGAAACCCTACGGATGGTTAAACACTTTGTACGATGTTGCAAAAACGGGTTTGTTTACATTTGCACCATACAATGCAATTGATTCAGTTAGAAATCAAAACCTATTTAAGATATTCACGTTCTTAAGTTGGAAATCTGCAAACAATGAATATGAAAACGAAGTGAAAAAGGGGATGGAAAAGGAAGCACAAAGCAAGGCAAACGCTAGAAAAAACAAAAGATAATGAGCGCAATTAAAAAGACGAATCAAATTGTGGATGAAATGAAAACAAAATGGGCGGCACAAGTTGGTGGCGGTGGTTTTTATTTTGGCTATCCGCAAGAAGTTGACAATATACATTCTAAGACATTGCCGTTAATGGTGGTTAACCCGCCCGAAATAACCATTTCTTCAACCGCTTGGATGTCTAACACCATTTCAAATGATTCAACGTGGAATTGCGTGGTTTATGACGTTCTACCATCGCAATACAATGTTACGGATGATTTGGCAATACTAGAATTTTGGGATTCAATAGAAGATAAAACATTAAGTTGGTTCTATGATTGGTGGTATGCGTTCGAATCAATTGGCGTTGATTTTGTTTCGACATCACCCATTCAAATCACAAGAATAAAAGAAGCATCTAATGATAGATTGTTGGCGTTAAAAGTAACGTTTGGTTTTAACTTCTTTAGATACTGTAAACAAATCACATAATGGATTTAGCACCTATCAATAGCGTTGCAACTAAAATTCAAGTGATATTGGGTTTAGAGTTAATTAAGCTAAAGCGTAACGCATCGGGCGCATTGATTAATTCATTGCAACACGAAGTTTCGCCATTGGGTGAATTTGGTTTTGATTTAAAGATTAAAGCATTGGATTATTGGCGTGTTGTGGAATATGGCGTTGAAGCGGCAAAGATTCCATTTAGCCCAAACGAAAGAACTGGGGCGGCAAATTCAAAATACATTGATGGTTTAATTCAATGGATAAAAGTGAAAGGAATTGCAAGTGATAACGATGTTGTGCGTGGAATTGCTTTTGCAATAGCAACAAAACAAGCGGCGCAATCAAAGGGGGGTTTTGGTTTAGGAAATCCAATGAACAAACAGAAATTGGGATTTGTAAGGAAATCAGAAGAAAAGATTAACAAGGAATTGCAAGGCATTAGTAAAATCTACGAATCCGAAGTTTTAAAAATAATAAGTAGTGAGTTACCCAACAACATTGAAATCATTATCTAATGGCAATTAGCATAACAACACAACCGACAACCAACACATTATGTTCAACATTAATCCCGTTGAAATTAAGCGTGACAGAAGCAACCGCAGACACAACAAACATTGTTGCAACTTGTTATTATACCAACCAAACAACAAGCGTCGAAACGCAGATTTCGGGCAAGTTTAGAATGGCTCCCAGTTTAACAAATGCCGACAATTTCAATTTTGATTCTTCGGAAATATTTAATGGGTTAACTAAATACACTTTGTCAGATTATCCAAATAATATTGATTTAGGTTCAACGGTTGGAACTACAAATTCATTGCAAACGTGGACAGACGTGGCAACGTTTAAAGTTCGTGTAAAGTTTCAACGGGAATATTTAGATGCTGCAACTGGATTGATTGTACTAGAACCAACTTCAACAGATTCTAACTACTTTTTTATACACGAAGGTTCCCCCGAAAAAGATTGGCTTTTAAATGTGGTTGAATCTAATGGGCAAAGCAAACCCGTTTTCGATAATTTTAATTTTCAAAGCCAAATTAAAAAGAATCGTTTCTTTACTAATTACCCAATCACCAAACTAAGTGATGGCACAATTAAATCGAACGTTAACATTCACGAAAGCGAATCTTATATGTTGGCATTTGTTGCACCGCCCACAAGTTTTTGCGGTTACAAATTTACAATAGAAACATATTCGGGTAATTTCACAACACTATTAAACACGCACGATTTAGCAGTTACCGAAAATGAGAATTTGCAAACGGTGTTAGTTGGATTTTTAGACATATACAACGGGTTCACACCAAA